GCAACACTAACGGGCAAACTGGTAATTGCTGCTCTTATCTTCTTGTCTTTACGGCAAACAGCAATCAAGGACAGTGGCAGATCGGCCAAATGCTTATCTGGTTGTTTAGCCAGAGTTCGCAAATTGCGCCTCACTACCTTCTGAAACGTCCTTCCATCGGGTGTAGCCTGGGCCGCGAAGCCCAGTACATCTTCAACACCAGCATCCATCCACAGAGACGACGCGTTAAACTTACGCAGCCTGTGGCCATCCTGGAAGTAAGTAGAGTTAATTTCTCCGTCGCGTTCAGAGACCATGGTCTTCTCTTCGTTAACGACGAGTCCTACTTGACTTCCTTGCCTGACCACTTCACCACGGAGATCAGTGGTGGCCCGAACTTCGCGGGTCAACAGGTCATCCCCATTAACCAAAAGGGGATGGCCTGACCATTCTTTGAAACTAATCTCCTTCCTGTCTAACATAGCGGTAAGTGCCATATCAACCACGGTCTTGTTGATAACGCACAGCAAAGGAAACGACATAACGGAACCCATGGGTTGTCCCGAAAACGTCTCCTTACCGTCTACGATAAGATTTGACAGCACTCTCAAAGCTGCTATCTCTTCGTCATCAAGACGGTCCGCCTGTTCTTCCAATACGTCTACTGCTGCTTTCACGTACTCCCGCTTGATGTTGTCAGTCGCGGAAGAGTAGTCAAAACTCAAGAAAGCAGAGCCCGTAAGTCGAGAAACGTGCTGGTCGGTCGGTTCGCCTACCAACAGCCACCCTCGCCTTTTCAACATGTCGTATAGTGAATAATGGAGTGGAGCGAGCCTACGAGTGTTCTCGGCAGAGTATAATGTAACTACTCTCGGTTTCCCAGAACTAAACACAAGCTCGTAGCGGCATTCACCGCTAAATTCTTCCTCATTCCAATTACCTCCGGCCTTTCGCGTATAACGCCGGGTAGCGTTACCGTTAGGTATGAACGGAGCACGTCTTCGATCCCATCCGTTCTCAATGTTTTGCTTCAACGCGCGTTTGAAACGCGTCAAATGCTCCACATCAACAGCAACTGGTTGGAATCGAGCCTCTTTCCACTGGTCGAGTTTCTGTTCGAAGCGAGGCAAACAAACCTTGCAGCAAGCCTTCTCAAGCTTCTGCACCGTTTTGAAACTCAATTCGTCAATAGGGCTAAGACTACTGACAAAGCATTGTCTTACGGCAGGCCGTAACCCACCGCAAATTATTTGCTGGGGAACCACATTCTCTGAACGAGGAATTCCCAACCCCTCGTAAAATTTCACCAGACGATTGGCACGGGCGACAAGTCGCCCCGTGAGTGTACATTCATCGTCATTGCCTGCAGGAAGCACCGTAAACGGGTTACTGCTGACATGACTCATGTCCTCCGCCAAGTCTAGAGGTTCTGAGTACTCCTCCAAAACTCCGCTTTCATTTAACTTATTCCTTATGGCAGCTGAATACTGCATGTCGACGATGCGCACATCTTCG